TTACCAAATGAAGTCTTGTCTCCAAAGAGTACAATACCCGCACCTGGTGAAAGTATTACAGGATTAACTCTATTTGAATATAGAATGTCTCTCTGTTTCTTGCCAGGATTATAAGCAAGTTTTACTGAATTAAGGATTGAACCTCTTGCAGTACCCGCTGGTGAGAACCAAGGGAACTGTTCAATGTCTGTTCTTGCACAAGTTCCTGCAATATCACCATTCAACGGTACATATCTAAATGTATTATTGAATCTATCAAACATATATTTGTATCCACTATCGAATACACCATATGTTGAAGAAGATATTGGAGCATAGTAACTAACAATATTGTTAGTCATTGTATCTATGTTATTAACTGTAACAGAACCAACTGAACTATCATTCAAGAATGCTTGACGATAAGGTGAGATAAATGCAACTGCATCTTTTCTTCCTTCAGCAACTGCGATACATTTTTCCGCAAGTGCCTGTGACTGCTCTTTCGGATGATGAGCAGCACCCATCATAATGAAGTCTACTTCAACTTCCTCTGTATTTGAGAATAATTCGTAACCACTGATTAGGTCATCTACACCAGATGTCAAAGCACCGACTGTTGTATAGTCTGTCTTATCACCGTAGTTTGTACCACCTGCTAGTGAAGCAGTAAATACACCAGAAACACCGAAGTTTACATCTGCTGCATCCTGATCCCAACCACTATCTGCATCTAAATTACCGATTGCGGTTGCTGTTCCGTCAGTAAATCCAGTAGTTGTTATACCTGCAGGAGAACTACCACCGTAGATATACTGTGAATTAGTTGAAAGATACTTTCTCCAGTATGCGGTTGAACCAACTGAATATTCAGCGTCTTTTGCTTTTGAAAGATTTAGATGTTTTTCAAGAATTGTTCCAGCGTTACCTGTGATTGTTCCTTTGTCGTCAATAACTACAACGTGAAGTTCATCAAATCTACCACCTCTGGCAGCAGCATATGTTGAAGTACTAGGTCTATCTGCAATTGCATCCCACTCTAATTTAAGTGGATTACCATTTGAATCTGTACTTGTTAGTACAATATCTTGTCTTTCAAACCAGTCAACTGCTGCTGTTACAGATTGTGGTGTTCCACCAACGTTTGATCCAGCTGGTGTTGCTGATATATTTCCAGTAGCAAAGTTATATACACCACCGTTTTGATAGTTTACATTTGTTACTGTTCCAGCAGTAGAAACATGAGCAAGTGTTTTAACACTTATAGTTCCAGAACCAACCTCTGTAACAATACCTTTGATGTAACCATCAAGAACACTTGTTCCACCAGCACCAGCAAGAATTCTTCCAGAAGCAGATTGTGTAATACCCAATCCAACTGTGCTGATACCAGATACTGTTAATACTTGGTCTGCTTTTGCATCAATGATTGCAACACGAATTCCGTTTGCATATGTACCAGGTGTTTTTGATGCGACTGTTACACCTGTAATTGTATTATCATCATAACCTAATTGATTATAATGTGTATCACTCTTGATTCTTATAGATGAAGCAGCACCCACATAAGCATTTTTAAGACCAACGCCAGTCAATGTGTTGTAATCATCAGCACGTATGACTTGCATTGTTCCACCGTATGCTAGGAAGGAAGATGCAACCATCCAATATTCATAGTGGTTATCTATAGAATATGGTTGTCCAAAAGTTTGTAATAGATCCTCCTCACTCTCAATGAGTTGTGGGTCTTCCACAGGTCCTTTCGTAAATGGAGCGACTAATGCACCTATAGAGCCGCTTGTAGCGTCTACTCTACCAATGGTTAGGTCAACTTCTCTAACTAGGATACCAGGAGAGGCTAAATTTAAAGCCATCTGTTATTCTCCGATCTCAGAATATTTTTCTGAAATTATTTATGAAAATGTCCTTTTTCATCGGGGAAACAGTGCATGAACTACCAATCAGGATATTCCCATCTCCTTATTTCTACTTTCTTTTTACTTTTTACTCTTTGAATAGTACAAGTTTTACACTCATAAGAATATGAAGATTGAATACTTTTATTTTTTCTTATAAGGTAAAAACCATCTATTAAATCTTTTACTTTACCACATGCTCGACATTTACGTTCAGTCAGAACGAAATGACTAACTTCCATTTGTTCATCAAAATCCATTACAGAACTTGAATAACACCATTACAATCAGGAATATCTTGCATTATCTTATTCTCAATACCTTGCTTGAGAGTCATTGCACTCATTGCACAACTTGTACAGGCACCACCTAATCTAACTTTAACATAGTTTGTACCCTCCTCTATCTCTACAAATTCTACAAATCCTCCGTCTGCTTCAATATAAGGAGCAATTTCTGATAAAGATTTGGTTACATTACTTTCATTTAAGTCCATTACATATAATCCCACATATAAGATCTGTCACCATATTCATCGACCTTCCACAAATCTCCGTCCTTATCAACAAATGAATCATCATCTAAACCATCAGACATAAAACCAAATGGTGCCATATCCTGTTCGATTTGATTTTTTTGCTCTTCATAGATTCTTTTTCTTACATCATTATCAGTCATTTCTTTAAAATAATCTTGAGCAACCAACCATGCAAATATAACTAAACACATTGCTAAGTCATCGTTACATCCTTCTTCTGCCTCAAACGAATTATGTTTTTGTGAAAAAGTAGTTAGTTCTGATATTATATCATAGTCAATAATAAGTATTTTGTCATCCTCTAGCAGTGTTTTAAGATTTGAGCATCCTAATTTTTTAACTGCTTGTGTTGTTCTAACTCCTAGTTGAGATCTTTTACCACTAAATCCAGCACCTACAACCTGACCTGCACGACCTCTTTGTGAACACATTAATAAATTATCATACTCTAAATCATAATTTAGAATAGATGCAACTTGGTCTCCAATATCATTTACCTCACATAATATGAATGCTTTATTATATGCTTTACCTAAATCATCAATAATACTTGGAAATAGCATTGGTTTGATTTCATTATTGCGATACTTTGCAACTGCTTTGTATGGAAAGTTAGTGATGTCAAAAATTATAAATGCAGAATAATCATTACCTAATCCACGAGCAACATCAACTGTAATTAGATAATTATGATCTTTTAATGGCACTTCATATACATCTAACCCTGCATTTTTTTGTATTGGATTTTCATATACAAGATTCTTTAATTTTGATGGGTTGATTAAAGTATTAACAGATCCAAGAAACTCACATTCAAATTCAACTTTAAACTGTTGCTCTGATGTGTTTGCGATTGTTTGTTCTTTCCATGCATCATCACGACCTGGTACTTCAGACCAGTGAACATCGGTTGGTTTATATTCATTCTTTCCTCTCTCTGCATCGTGCCACATACGATAAAAATGATTCATACCCCTTGGAGTAGAAACAATAATAACCTTTGTTTTTTGACCAGATGAAATAGTAGGATATACAGACGCAAAAAAGTCATCCGCAATATGATTTGGTATGAATGCAAATTCGTCTAAGAATATGACGTTATAAGATCCACCCCTAACTGCAGATGATGATGTTGAGTTTGCTGATATTTTTGACCCATTCTCTAATTCTAACGAACCTTTATTCCAAGATATAATACCTTGTTGCATCCATCTTGGTAAATTTTCATATGCTAATTGAAGTCTACCTAATAAATCTCTGGCAGTGGATGCCTTGTTCGCCAATATAGCAATATTGATGTTATCATTAAAAACTGCGTAATGTAAGAGATAAGATACAGCTGTAGTGGATTTACCCGTCTGCCGAGGCATTTTACAGATGTTAAAACGGTTTTCATGAAAATTACTTATTAGTTTTTTCTGGAAAGGATACATCCGAAAGGGAACTAATCCCTCATCAAGAGATACAATCTTGATATGTTTGTTTGCAAAATATACAGGATCTTCTTTACATTTTAAAAATTCAACAATATTCTCCTGTGTAAATTCAATAGGAGTATTTGCCTTTTTTAAATTGGGATTACCAAGATAAACTTCACTCATTATATAAAATTAATTTTTAACTTATTGTGTAACCTACAGCTGCACCTAACACAGCGGCATTTGCTGCGAAGATTGCTTCAGTTGATTTTTTCTCCACAACTTCTACAGTGTTGCCTGGTAACGTAAAAGTACCAATTGTTGTAGATCCTCCAACTGAATCAATTACAGTGACTAATCTGGCAGTATCACCATTATTGATGAGACGAACTGCTGTGGCACTACCAAAGGTAGATGCACCTGCAGCATTTGTGCCACATGCTGCTTCAGTACCTTTAATTAATGTGATCATTATTCTAAACTTTTATTGACTATTTAGGTTTATTGCGTTTAAATGGTTTTACGCTACTACCACCCATATTCTCTGGTGGTTGTTTCATAGATTTCATTTTCACATTTCTTGTTGTTGATTTACCTAATTTATTTGTATCAAATTGTCTTTTTATAAAACCTTCAATAGATCTTTTATGACCTCCCTCTGGTTTAATATTTAATTGAGCAGTAGCATCTCTT